GGTGGGTTTCGCTGGTTTTCTAATGCACTGAATCTGACTCCAGACAGCTTTAACGGGATGTTATCCACCACAACCGATAAACCGCAGCGCATCAATGAAATTAAGCAAATCGCGTGGGTTGTGATTTCAATAGTTCTCGCGGCGCTGTTCGGTTGGCTAAACAAACGCCGTACTTCAAAGGGGGATCGCCGTTGGGATGCACTGGCAAAGGCAGTGGGAAACAATGCTTTTGAATCGCTGCTCATGGAAGCATCAGCTCGCCAGTTTCCTATCATTGCTACACTTTCATCACGCAAAATCTATGTAGGGCTGGTGACTTGCCCTGCGTTGGAAAATGGATTGTCGGAACACCTTGAAATTCTCCCCTTGCTGAGCGGATATCGTGATAAAGACGACCTAACGATAAATATCACGACAAACTATCATCAGCACTATCTTGATAGCGGTGTTATCAGTGGGATGTCGCGCCTGAATATCCAGGATTTCCGTGTGCTGCTCCCTAAAGACGAAGTTGAAACCATCTCGTTTTTTGATACTGAAACGTATAACAAATTTAAAGAAAACGAAGCGCGTGACCGGAAAGACTGCCGCAAGTTGGGTGGTAAAAAGCCATCCGCACGCAGGAGAAAGACTGCTGGCGACGCAGAGCAGGGTAGTGCATGACTATGCTGCATGAATTTGCATGATCGTTTGAGGATCGTTTTAGCTCCGGCCCGCCAGTTCAGGCGGGCTTTTTCATATCTCATGCAGGTGCATGAAAACCACTACACAAAGCGGGCAGGCGTGGCGGGGATACGAGCGCGCGCAACAGGTAAACCCCTAGACTTGTTAAAATATTTGTCATATAAATCAAACATCAAACCTAAGGGAGGCAGAGGATGATCCAGCCAAAAGTTTTTATATCCTATAGTTGGTCAAGTAAAACTCATCAGCAACATATCAAAGATATGGCTGAACGATTGGCGGCAGATGGAGTTGAAACTGTCATAGATATTTATGACTTGAAAGAAGGGGATGATAAAAATTATTACATGGAAAGAATGGTTCAAGATGAAACGGTTACGCATGTTTTAGTCATTTGTGATAAAAAATACTCAGAAAAAGCCGATTTAAGAAAAGATGGTGTCGGTGTTGAGTCGATGATAATTTCCCAGGAAATATATTCATCCGTGTCGCAGTCCAAATTTATACCATTAATATTTGAGTACAAAGATAATGGAGAGCCGTATACTCCAATCTTTCTGAAGTCTAGAATCTATATTGATTTTTCAACACCAGAAAAAGAAAATGATAATTGGGAACGTTTGATCAGGTTGCTTTATGGAAAACCAGAATTTACTAAGCCACCATTAGGTAAGCCTCCGGTTTATTTAGAGCAAGACACGTCAAAACCGACGTATGAAATTCATGCAAAATTTCAAACTTTAAAATCAGCTGTCTTAAATCAAAAGCAGACATTAAAGGATTGCAGAAGGCAATTTTTAGAGGTGTGCCGAAATTATTGTATCTCACTACAAGTCGTAACAAACCCAACTACTGAAGATTTTGCAGCGGAAGTTTTGCAAATTCATAAAGAGCTTATTGCCGTTAGGGATGCCATTACAGACTGGGTTTTACTTGAGGGTGATACGCAGGGCGAAGACTTTTCCAAAGCACTATTACAGTTTATGGAAGTAATGTTAGCGATTAGAAATCGTCCGAAAAATGTAAGTTCATATAATGAAATATGGTTTTTGCCCCATCAGATTTTTGCGTATGAAACGTTTTTATATATTTTGGCGGCTTTAATAAAAATTGAAGCTTTCCAGCATGTACATACATTACTGCATACATCTTATTTGCTACCCGATCATATAACCAGTCCGGGAATGGAGTTTGCTAATTACAGTGAGTTATATTTAAGCTCTGATTACCTTCAAAGTAAATTGTCCCCTGAAAACTATCGACTGTATTCCCCTGTTGCTGAGTTAGTAAAGCAAAGTGCAACTAGAGATGATGTGTCTTTCGATGATCTGAAACAAGCTGATCTTGTTGCTCTTATGATATCCTTCATTAATCCCGGTATTTTTTGGTACCCGCAAATGTTGTTGTATTCCGGTCACTATGAGAAATATCCTCTATTTACAAGAGCAATACAGCATAGAGGATTCAAGAGTATTGCAGTTATTACCGGAATCGATGACAGTAAACTTTTGGCTCAAAAGCTGACAGAGGGTGAGGCCCAGCGAAATACTAGCAACTGGTATCATTTCGGTTTTAATAGAGACTTTCTCAATCAAATGAATGTTAGTCGTCTAGATAGTATTGAATGAAAATTAGAGAGCGCTTTGCAAAGCGCTCTCTGTATTAGTTTTCAATATCTAAGGTGTAGGGCTCAAAGCGGATCACTTCTTCGCCCAGCCAGTCGTTAAGCTCCTGCAGTCGCTTCTGCAGCGGCATCAGCTCGTTGCGGACAAAGACGCGGCTGGCCTTTTCCACGTCACCGAACCCGCCGGTATTGTTGGGAATGATGCCCATCATCTGCGGGGGGACGCGGTGCGCAGCCATCATGTCATCACGGCTCACGTTTTTGATATTCAGAAACTCATCCTTTGCCGCTACTTCTGACAGTGGGATGATCTGGATGCCGTCCTTTTTACCGTTGGGCGAATACATAAACAGGTTGCGGAAGTTGCCCGGCCCTTTGGCGCTTTTCATGGCCTGACGGATGTTGTTCACGTCCTCCTGATTCTGTGCCGCATCAGTCATGTACATGATGAATCCGGCGTGACTGCCGTTGATGTAATACTTACGGCGAAACAGCGTAGCTGACTCGTTGAGCAGTGTTGAAGGGATCGCGGAGAGGTAGCCGGGAAGCCCGTAGATTTCCTGGTTAATGTCCGGTTCCATCAGGTGAAAGATGCTCCCTTTGGTGAACTCATAAGGCTGGGTGGTCATGCCGTACTGCACGAACCAGTAAGTATCAAGGTCAATCCCGCGCCGGGTGTACTTCGCCAGTGATGGCTCCAGTGACAGGACGCCACCCAGCCTGTTCGTCCGTTTTTCCAGATAGGCGTTACCGAACACCAGATAGTCCTGGACGAAACGGGCAAAAGCCTGCTGGCTGAGCAGGCGGTGGGGGATGTAGGTACTACTGAGAATGTCACGCTTAACCGCAATCGGTGAGCTGTGATGCACGGCTGCGCGATAGGTCCGCGCCAGCCCGTCAAAGCTCACCGGCGGCTCATACCAGCGGTCCATTTGCACACATTCTACGTAGTCCAGAAGTTCGCGGCGATCCAGTACCGGAATGGGATCGCCAAAGCTGAACGCCTGGGTAGTCGCTGCATCATTGGGTTGTACGTCAGGTGGCATCACATCCTGTGCGGTATTCTCAGTCATTAAAAAATCTCCACAATGTTGCTGGTATTGGCGGCTTCGCCCTGCAGCGGTTCGTTAAACAGTGCGTGCATCGTTGCCCAGGCCAGATCGGCGTGGCTGGCTTCTTCGCTGCGGCTGGCTTCGTAGGTAGGGCGGTTTCCGCTGGCGGTGGTGGCGCGGCGGATAGCCATAAATGACTGCGCAATGTCGGTGTGTCCGGCGTCAAACTCCAGACGGCGGTGGCTGATAATGTCGTATGCCTTGAGCACCAGGGCGTTTTTGACGTTGGGGTTATAGACAAACTCCCGCACGGCAGGGAAAAAGCCTTTTACGTTTTCATAAACACCGTGACCGACGCCGGTGGAGTCAATGCCGATGTAGGTCACGTTATACTGCTGCGTCAGTTTGCGGATGGCCTCTGCCTGGGCGCGGAAGTCCATTCCGCGCCACTGGTGACGCTCAAGGATGCGGAACTTACCGCCGGGAACCGTCGGTGGAGCAATGACTACGCAGCCAGCGCTGTCACCGTTCTGGGTACCTTTCGCCGGGTCATAGCCGATCCAGACTTCGCGCCAGCCGAACGGACGCAGGGCCAGCGCCTGAAAGTCTTCCCAGACTTCCCAGCTGTCCACCATGCAGGCCTGCAGGTCAGCCAGGGGGAAAACGGAGGCGAGATCGTCGATGAATTCACACATCAGCAGGTTCTGGTACTCGTCGGGGCTGTACTCCAGGCGCAGCTGGTCGAGGTCGAACAGGTTGCAGCCACCTCGCACGGCGTCCTCCACCGTCACGATCTGTCTGAACTGACCGTCAGCGCAAAGCAGACCGGCAGCAAGGGCTGAGTGGGTCAGGTCGATATCAACGCGATCAGCTTTTGCCCGCCCGCGATTGAACAGGGCGCCGGACCAGAACGGGTAAGCGCTGTGCGTCAGGCTGGAAGGCGTGGAGAAATAGGTCTGGCGCCATTTCTTGTGCAGCGCCATGCCGGAGGCGACTTTACGTAGCTCCTGAAATTTCGGGATCCAGAAATACTCATCAAGATACAGGTTGCCGTGGTAGCTCTGTGCGGTGCGGGCGTTGGTCCCGAGAAAATACAGCGTGGCGCCGTTTGGCAGCACCATGGGATCGCCTTTTAATTCCACGTCGACTTCTTTGGCAAACTCGATGATGTACTGCTTAAAAACATGCGCCTGGGCTTTACTGGCTGACAGGAAAATCTGGTTTCGCCCTGTCATCAGGGCGTCCATCAGCGCTTCACGCGCGAAATAATACGTAGCGCCGATCTGGCGCGATTTAAGCACGTTGCGGATGCGGTGCTTAATTCCTGCTTCCCACCAGTGGCGCTGATATTCAAACATTCCGTTGCGGAAAATTTCTTCCAGCTTTTCGATCTGTTCGTCAGTAAACAGGTTCTTTTCTGGTGTCTTGCGGGGGCCGCGGTTGCGGTTTTGCACGTTGGGGTTAAGGTCCGCCTCATTACCGCCGTTGTTAAATTTACCGATGCGGGCGTGGCGCTCGGACTGGCGCGCCAGCAGGTCTATTTCTTTAAAGTCTTTCCCTTCCTTGTGCTCCTTCATGATGAGCTGGCAATAGCGGGCGGCAGTGGTGAGCTGCATCTGATCGAGTGGGCCATATTCGCCCCACTTGTCGCGCTTTTTCCAGCTGTGAACGGTTGCAACTTTTTCGCCCAGCATTTCAGCAATGCGGGCTACGCGGTATCCCTGAAAATACAGCAGTAATGCCTGCCTGCGGGGATCGAGGTCTGCGGGGGTCATCGTTTCCATGGCACAAACATACGGCCTTGCCTGGCGCCTTTCCCCGGCTGGCCTTTGTATGGTTTACCGCACAAGGTCCGCGCGTTGTTTCACCCCCTCCATCGCAGCAACCATAAGGCCTCACAGAGTTATTTGATGGAGTCGGTCACATGGCTGTAAAAGCAAAGCGCTTCCGCATCGGTGTGGAAGGGGCAACGACAGACGGGCGCAATATTGAGCGTGCCTGGCTGGAACAGATGGCGGCGAGCTATGACCCGCAGGTGTATACCGCGTTGATTAATCTGGAGCACATCAAGGGTTACACCCCTGATAGCCCATTCCGCCGTTTCGGGACCGTGGATAAGCTGGAGGCAGAGGAGATTGCAGACGGCCCGCTGAAAGGGAAAATGGCCCTGTATGCGTGGATCACCCCGTCAGAGGACCTGGTGGCGTATACCCGTAATCTGCAAAAGCTGTTTACCTCGATGGAAGTCAATACCAGTTTTGCCGATACCGGCAAAGCCTACCTGGTTGGCCTGGCGGCGACGGATGATCCCGCAAGCCTCGGTACTGAAATGCTGCAGTTTAGCGCCAGCGCCAGAAGTAACCCCCTGGCAGGCCGCAAGCAAAACCCTGAAAACCTATTTTCCGCCGCAGAAGAAACGCTGATCGAGTGGGAAGAAGTCCAGGACGAAAAGCCCTCCCTGTTTTCCCGCGTTGCCGCGATGTTCACCAAAAAAGAACAGAACGATGAAGCGCGTTTTTCTGACGTGCATCGCGCGGTGGAGCTGATTGCTACTGAACAGCAAAACCTGAGCGAACGCACTGATCACTCCCTGTCTGCGCAGGATGCGCGCATTGCTGAGCTGGAAGTCTCCCTGCAGGAACAGCAGACCGCTTTTGCTGAACTGGAGCAGCGGCTGAGCCAGGAAGACAGCCGCAAAGATTATCGCCAGCGCGCGCCGGGCGGAAACGCACCGGCAGGCACACTGACCAATTGCTGATGGAGCATAAGAACCAATGAAAAAGAAAACCCGTTTTGCCTTTAACGCCTACCTGCAGCAGCTGGCACGCCTGAACAACGTGGAAGTGGAAGAACTTTCCAGCAAATTCACCGTTGAGCCGTCGGTACAGCAGACGCTGGAAGACCAGATCCAGCAGTCCGCTGCCTTTCTGACACTGATTAACATCACCCCGGTGGATGAGCAGTCAGGCCAGCTGCTGGGTCTGGGTGTCGGTAGCACGATTGCCGGTACCACGGATACCACCACCAAAGAGCGCGAACCAACTGACCCGACAGTGATGGCGGACGTGGAATACAAATGCGAACAGACCAACTTTGATACGGTGCTGACCTACGCAAAGCTGGACCTGTGGGCAAAATTCCAGGACTTCCAGGTGCGGATCCGTAACGCCATCGTGAAGCGCCAGGCTCTGGACCGCATCATGATCGGGTTCAACGGCGTGAAGCGTGCCAAAACCTCTGACCGCGACGCCAACCCGATGCTGCAGGACGTAAATAAGGGCTGGCTGCAAAAAATCCGCGAAGATGCGCCGGATCATGTCATGGGCAGCGAAACCAAAGACGGCGTGACCACCAAAGGCGCTGTGAAGGTTGGTAAGGGTGGCGATTATGCCAACCTGGACGCCGTGGTGATGGATGCGGTCAACGAGCTGATCGACCCGGTATATCAGGATGATGATGATCTGGTGGTGGTCTGTGGCCGTGAGCTGCTGTCTGACAAGTATTTCCCGCTGGTTAACAAAGACCAGGAGAACACGGAGAAGCTGGCCGCTGATCTGATCATCAGCCAGAAACGCATGGGTGGCCTGCAGGCTGTACGCGCGCCGTATTTCCCTGCGAATGCACTGCTGATCACCCGCCTGGATAACCTGTCCATTTACTGGCAGGAAGATACCCGCCGTCGTTCTGTTATCGATAACCCGAAACGTGACCGGATCGAGAATTTCGAGTCCGTCAATGAAGCGTATGTGGTTGAGGATTACCGCTGTGCGGCGCTGGTCGAAAACATCCAGATGGGGGATTTCAGCGCGCCAGCTGTACCGGAAGGCGAGGGGGCGTAACGCATGAGCCTGAGTCCCGCACGGCAGCACCGCCTGCGCGTCCAGGCTGAACAGGCCGCCCGACAGGGCGGCAATGTTCGCCACGCGACGGGGTATGACCTGATGCTGATGCAGCTGGCGGAGGACCGCCGCCGCCTGAAAGGTATCCAGTCCACCGTGAAGAAAGCCCAAATCAAAGTGGAACTGCTGCCCCGTTATTCCGCCTGGGTGGAGGGGGTGCTGGTTGCTGATGGTGCCCGGCAGGATGACGTGGTGATGTTTGTGATGCTCTGGCGTATCGATGCCGGTGATTATGCCGGTGCGCTGGATGCAGGGCGTCATGCGCTGCGGCACGGATGGGTGATGCCCATCGGAAACCGTAACGTCCAGACGGTGCTGGCAGAGGAAATGGCAGACGCTGCGCAGGCCGCTCTGCTGGCAGGTGAATCTTTCGATGCCGGGTTGTTACTGCAGACACTGGAGCTGACAGACGGCCAGGATATGCCAGACCAGTCACGGGCACGCCTGCATAAAGCGATTGGCGCTGTACTGACCGAAACCAGCCCGGCCTCCGCCCTGAATCACATCAATCATGCGCTGCAGCTTGATCCACGCTGTGGCGTCAAAAAAGAAAAACAGCAGCTGGAGCGCAGATTGCGCAATGACAGCCGTTAACGGAACGTGCCCCGCGCACGGGCGGCACGGGGTGGCGAAAGGCTTTTGCCACATCAAAACCCCGTCCACCGCCCACTATTTCAGGAGAAAGCCCGCATGAAGTTTGTTGCGCCTGAGCAGGCGCCGGAACAGGCGGAAATTATCAAAAATACGCCGTTCTGGCCCGATGTTGATTTATCAGAGTTTCGCAGCGTGATGCGGACGGATGGCACGGTGACGTCCCCCCGTCTCGGACAACTCATCCGGTCTGCGATGTCAGAGGTCAATGCGGAGCTGTACGACTTCCGCAAACGCCAGCAGGCGCTGGGATTTATGACGCTGGCCGATGTACCGGCGGACTTGCTGGACGGTAAAAGCGAACGTATTCACCACTACCACAACGCCGTTTATTGCTGGGCACGTGCGCAGGTGAATGAGCGTTACCAGGACTACGACGCCACGGCCTCCGGTGCGAAAAGGGGGGATGAGCTGGCGGAGGCCAGCGGCGACCTGTGGCGTGATGCTCGCTGGGCAATCAGCCGGGTCCAGGATGCGCCTCACTGTACGGTGGAGCTGATCTGATGAAAGTGCGTGCGTACCAGGGTGACACGGTGGACGCGCTTTGCTGGCGTCATTACGGACGCACGCAGGGCGTCACGGAGCAGGTACTGCAGGCAAATCCGGGGCTGGCTGAGCACGGCCCGTTCTTACCACACGGGCTGCAGGTGGAGCTGCCGGATATTGCCACCACTTCCACGGTGCAGACCGTCCAGTTATGGGACTGAAATATGACGCTTGAACGGATCAGCGCCTTCATCACGTACTGCATCGCTGTACTGCTGGCATGGATGGGGGATTTATCGCTTAAGGATGTGTCGACAGTGGGCGGTGTGTTGATTGGCGTGCTGATGCTGGCCATCAACTGGTACTACAAACACAAAACCTACCAGCTGCTGCGCGGCGGAAAAATTACACAGGGGGAATATGAATCCTTCAACCGTTAAGCGCTGCCTGGTAGGGGCGGTGCTGGCGATTGCCGCCACCCTGCCGGGCTTTCAGCAACTTCATACCTCAGTGGAAGGGTTGAAGCTGATAGCCGATTACGAGGGTTGCCGCCTGCAGCCGTATCAGTGTGATGCGGGGGTGTGGACCGATGGCATTGGCAATACGTCCGGCGTGGTGCCGGGGAAGACCATCACGGAACGGCAGGCCGCCGGAAGTTTCATCACCAACGTTTTAAGGGTGGAGAAGGCGCTAGATCGCTGTGTCCTGGTGAGCGTACCGCAGAACGTCTATGACGCGCTGGTATCGCTGGCCTTCAACGTGGGAACCGGCAATGCCTGTGGTTCAACCATGGTGAAGTTTATCAATCAGAAGCGCTGGCGCGAGGCCTGCTATCAGTTGCCGCGCTGGGTATACGTCAAAGGCGTATTTAATACGGGGCTGGACAACCGCCGCGCGCGTGAGCTGTCCTGGTGCTTAAAAGGAGCGTAACGAAATGAAAAAGAAACTGATCGGTGGGTTATTTTCGGTGCTGTACACGGCGCTGATAATTTTTAGTCTCTTTGTTCCAAACAGTATTGTTCCGGCACTGGTTACAGCCTTGACCTGGGTAGCCTGCCTGCTGAGCTGGGGAGCGGTGCTACTTTGCCTGGCTGGATGGTATGCGGGCGGCAGTCATCGGGGAGAGGCAAAGCAGGCGCTGACGCGCTTTTTCAGTACGCCAGGAAACCAGGTGATCAGATGGGCAAGGTGTTCACTGCTTGTGATTTTTCTCACCTTTACGGGCCACGTTGTCACCCTGGTATTTTATCTGCTGACGCTGGTCGCGCTTAAGGTTCTGCGTGCGCAGATTATTGATGCGGAGCCGGTGACGGTATGACGAAGGCGCTGGCGGTAATTCTGGCGCTGGTAGTGCTGGCGCTTGGCTGGCAGTCATGGCGGATGAAGGAGGCCAGCCAGACCATCGAGCAGCAAGGGCGGGATCTGAAAACGACAGGCGAAAAACTGGCAAAAACGAACAGCCAGCTGATCGCCTTGTCCATCCTGTCCGAAACCAATAACCGGGAACAGGCAAGGCTTTACGCGGCGGCAGAAAGTACAAACGCGCTGCTGCGAAGCCGTCAGCGCAGAATTGAGGAGTTAAAACGTGAAAATGAGGATTTACGCCGCTGGGCTGACACTCTTCTGCCTGCTGACATTATCAGGATGCGCGAACGTCCAGCCCTCGCCGGAGGTGCTGCTTACCGTGAATGGTTGTCCCAGGGTGACGCAGTGCCGCCTGGAAAAGTCGGCGGCACGCACTAACGGTGATCTGCTGACCGCGCTGGATGAAGTAGAGGCGGCCTGGGCGGTCTGCGCTGACAAAGTGGACACGATAATTTCCTGTCAGGAGCTAAACAGTGAACAAGCCTCAATCCTTACGCCGCGCCCTGAATAACGCGGTGCCATATGTCCGTGATAACCCGGATAAGCTGCATTTGTTCGTTGATAACGGATCGGTGGTGGCAACCGGGGCAGCGTCACTTTCATGGGAATATCGTTACACCCTGAATGTGGTGATTGTGGATTTCAGCGG